TCCTTATATTGTGACGATAGAAGAAGGCTCTCGTGAAATTTTATCTATTCGTAGAAATTACGAAATAGCTGATCCTAAGAAAAATAAAATTAATTACTTCGTACATTTTAAATTTTTACCAGGTTTAGGATTTTATGGTTTTGGATTAATTCATATGATTGGTGGATTATCTAGAACTGCAACTTCTGCTTTAAGACAATTAATTGATGCAGGAACTTTATCTAACTTACCAGCAGGATTTAAAATGCGTGGTATTAGAATTAGAGATGATGCTCAATCTATTCAGCCAGGTGAATGGAGAGATGTAGATGCTCCAGGTGGAAACCTTAGAGATGCATTTATGACTTTACCATACAAAGAACCTTCGCAAACTTTATTACAATTAATGGGTGTTGTTGTTTCTGCTGGTCAAAGATTTGCATCTATTGCTGATATGCAAGTAGGAGATGGTAATCAACAAGCAGCTGTTGGTACGACTGTAGCTTTACTTGAAAGAGGAAGCAGAACAATGTCTGCTATTCATAAAAGATTATATTCATCATTAAAACAAGAATTCAAATTATTATCTAGAGTATTCAAATTATATCTACCAAATGAATATCCATATGATGTTGTTGGTGGACAAAAGAATATTAAACAAGCAGATTTTGATGATAGAATAGATATCGTTCCAGTTGCTGATCCAAATATATTTTCTCAAACACAAAGAATTAGTTTAGCACAAACTGAATTACAACTTGCACAATCTAATCCACAGATTCATAACTTGTATGAAATTTATAGAAAGATGTATGAAGCATTAGGTGTAAAAGATATTGATAAGATTTTAATTCAACCCCCTAAACCAATGCCAAAAGATCCTGCATTAGAACATATTGATGCATTAGGTGGACAACCATTCCAAGCATTCAGAGGACAAGATCATAGAGCACACATAACTGCTCATTTAAGTTTTATGTCTACTAACATTGCAAAAAATAATCCTATGATAATTGGGTCGTTAGAGAAAAATATATTTGAACATATTTCTTTAATGGCTTTAGAACAAGTTGAGTTAGAATTTGCACAAGAGTTACAACAAATACAAATGATCTCACAAAATCCTCAAGCTGTACAGAATCCACAGATACAAGCACAGGTACAACAGTTCCAAATGAAATTAGAATCTAGAAAAGCAATCTTAATTGCTGAGATGATGGGTGAATTTATGGATGAAGAAAAGAAAATTACATCACAATTTGATAATGATCCTATCGCTGCATTAAAAGCTAGAGAGTTAGACCTACAAGCTCAAGAAAATGCTAGAAAAAAACAAGAAGGACAAGAGAGAATCAATTTAGATAAGATGAGAGCTATGATGAATCAGATGAATACACAAGAAAAACTGCAACAAAATGAAGATTTAGCTGAATTAAGAGCAGCAACATCTATTGCAAAACAACAATTTTCTAATATTAATAAAAAAATACAATAATTATTGTTAAATAATAAAAAAGGAGTATACATATGGCTATGAAAATGAATTCAAAACAAAAGAAGATCGGTAAAGTAATGAGAGAGTTCAAAAAAGGTGAACTTAACATTGGTGGATCTTCAAAAAAAGTAAAAAGTCCTAAACAAGCAATTGCTATTGCTTTATCTGAGGCAGGTATGTCTAGAAAAAAAATGGCAGTAGGTGGTTTAGCTAATTCAACAAGAACTTTTACAGCTGATTCAAAAGCAAAAGAAGTTAATTATTCAAAATTTACAAATTCAGATGGTTATGTAGTTGGTGGAATTGATGTTGAGATGTCAAAACCAAATGAAACTCAAGTTCAAGAAGTTCAAGGTCAAGGAAGTATTCTTTCAGAAAAAAGAAGATCAGCTAAGTGGTACTAAGCCATGATGCAAATGTTAGGTGCGGTTGCCCCACTTGCTAAAATCTTATTTAGCACTATAGAAAAAGCTGTCCCTGATAAAGATCTTCAAGAAAAATTAAAATCTCAATTACAAACTCAGTTATTACAATCTCATACTCAAGAATTGCAAGCAGCCTCAAGAATCATTGAAGCTGAAGCAAAGGCCGGATGGTTTGCTTCTAGCTGGAGACCTTTGTTGATGTATGTGTTAATATTTATTTTGGTATGGAACTATGTTATAGGTCCTGTTATTAAAGTATTCTTTGGTGCAGTTATAACCTTTGAATTACCCGGCGATGTTTGGACATTATTAAATGTTGGACTTGGCGGATATGTGATTGGTCGTTCAGCAGAGTCGGTTGCAAGAACGATGTCAAACAAACCGACAAACAACAACCAAGAAAATGGATAAGGAGATAAAATGAGAAACGATTACAATCAAAGACCTAGACCTGCATTTAAAGGTGGTGGAATTGCTACTAAAGGTATGGGAGCAGCTTTTAAAAAAGGTGGCAAAGTTAAAAAGGCTGACATGATGACTGAAAAAATGCCTATGAAGAAAAAAGGCAAAATGATGAAGGGAAAAAGATAATGGCTGGTCTTGGAATACAAAAAAGAGGAACAGGTATTGCAAGAGTTGGTCTTGCTAAAGGTGGAAAAGCATTTCCAGATTTAAATAAAGATGGAAAAATTACTAGAGCCGATATTTTAAAAGGCAGAGGAGTTTTTAAAAAAGGTGGCTACGCTGATATGTCCGAAAAACATGAAGGCATGGAATCTAAAGCTGAAGAAGCTAGAGAGTATGCTATGGAAGAAAAAGGATATGTTGAAACTAAATCTGGTAAAATGAAAAAAGCCGATGCTTTAACTTCTAAAATGTCTAAGAAGAAAAAAGGCAAAATGATGAAGGGCAAAAGATAAACGGTTTAACACTATGGCTGATTTCGGTGGAGATGGTATTAGATTAAGAGGACTCGCTGGAAAAAGATTAGAAGAACAGCAAAAGAAAAATTTAGAAGATTATCTAAAAGAACTTAATGATCCATTACTATTAGAAAAATTAACTGAAAAAGAAAAAAAAGCTAAAGGTGGTTTAATAAAAGGAAAACCAAGAGTTGCAATAAGAGGTTGGAAGTAATGGCTAAACTTTGTGCTAGAGGAAAATCAGCAGCTAAGAGAAAATTTAAAGTATATCCAAGTGCATATGCAAATATGTATGCATCTGCAGTTTGTTCTGGAAAAATAGTTCCAGGTGGACGTAAAAAGAAAGCAGATGGAGGAAGTATTTCTCAACAAAGAAAAATGGTATCCAACTATAAACAAGGTGGAGTTGCTAAAGGTTGCGGGGCTGTTATGGAAGATAGAAGAAAGGTTACAAAAAAATATTAATATGGCACAAAATGGTCTTAGAAAATGGGTTGCAGAAAAATGGGTAGATATTGGATCTAAAAGAAAAGATGGTTCATTTGCTCCTTGTGGAAGATCAAAAGGAGAAAAAAGAAAAGGCTATCCAAAATGTGTGCCATTAGCTAAAGCTAGATCAATGTCAGAAGGTCAAAGACGTTCAGCCGTTGCAAGAAAAAGAGCAGCAAAAAATACTGGACCTAAACCTAAAAATGTTGCAACATTTGCAAATAGAAGAGATATGAGATCAGGAGGATTAGTATGAGTAATAAATATTACAAAGAAGAACGAGCTAGACAAGCTAGATTTAAAAAGTCTGAAGAAGACATGAATAAAAAATACAAACAAATCTTAGATCAAGAATCTGAATTTGAATATTTAAATTCAATACGTCCAGAAGACTCAACAGAAGAATATAATCCAGTTGAATATTATAAAGATGGCGGATTAGTAAGCAGAGGACAAGGGAGAGTTATTAAAACTAAAAAAACTAAAATGTATTAATATGGGTGATATTTCTTTAAGAGGACAAGGTATTGTAAGACATAAATTTGCAAGTGGTGGAACTCCAGCTTGGCAACGTAAAGAAGGTAAATCTGAATCAGGTGGATTAAATAGAAAAGGCATTGCATCTTATAGAGCTGCAAATCCAGGATCAAAATTATCAATGGCAGTTACAACTAAACCCAGTAAGTTGAAACCTGGTTCTAAATCTGCTAAAAGAAGAAAATCATTTTGTGCTAGAATGAAAGGCATGAAAAAAAGATTAACATCAGCTAAGACGGCAAGAGATCCTAATTCAAGGATTAATAAATCTTTACGTAAGTGGAATTGTTAATATAACAAACAAAGGAGAAAGAAATGGATGCAGTTACGTTTTTAAGCAAATTACAAAAGTTTATTAGGGAGCAATACCAAGGAATTGGTGATGCCATGATATCTGGTAATGTTGACAATATGGAGAAATACAAGTATATGCAAGGACAGGCGAATGCCTACCAAACAGTAATTCAGGAAATCTCTAACCTGCTAAATGAAAAGGAGCGAAAAGATGATAAAGGAAACGTTATTGACCTCGGAAAAGGAAGTACCAAAGATAAACCTAGGTCTTGAGGAAAAGTATAAAGAAGAAAATAAAAAAGTTGAAGATAAAACTATAAGAGCAGAAAATATTTCTGAATCTTTAATTGATAGTCTACCACAACCGTCTGGTTGGAGATTATTAGTACTACCATTTACACCTAAAGATAAAACTGCAGGTGGATTAATTATATCACAAGAATCTTTAGACAAAGCAAGAATCGCAACTAATTGCGGTTATGTTTTAAAGATTGGACCATTAGCTTATTTGGATAAAGAAAAATATCCAACAGGCCCTTGGTGCAAGGAAAAAGATTGGGTGATCTTTGCTCGTTATGCGGGTTCAAGACTTCCAATTGAAGGCGGTGAAGTTCGTCTATTAAATGACGACGAAGTCTTAGGGACAATTAAAAATCCTGAAGATGTACTTCACTATATATAAACATAGGAGAACACTATGCCAGAAAACAAAAATGAGAAGACCGTTGACATAGATACATCTGGTCCAGGAGCCGAGGTCGAATTAGACGTCAAGCTTCCAGAATCAAACGAGATAGAGGTATCAAATGATAAAGACAACGTTAAGTCCATTGACACTACTGCGGAATCTAATGAGCAGTCGGATGTTAAGGCAGACAAACAAGATACAGAAAACAAGGACCAAGGAACAGGGTCTGAAGATACAGATAACAAGAAAGAATTAGAAGATTACAGCGAAGGTGTTAAGAAGAGAATAGCAAAACTAACAAAGAAAATGCGTGAAGCTGAAAGACAGCGTGAGGCTGCTATTGACTATGCACGCAAAATCCAAGTTGAGAAAGATTCTCTAGCTGGACGCCTTACCAAATTAGATACAGGTTATGTATCTGAGATGGAAAGAAGAATACAATCATCAATGGAATCAGCTGCAGCTAAATTAGCTCAAGCAAGAACTGATGGTGATATAAAAGCTGAAATCGCAGCACAAACTGAGATATCTAAATTAGGATATGAAGAAGCTAGACTTCTTGATCTTAAAGCTAGACAATCAGAAACTAAGGAAATTGAACCTAAAGTTCAGTTAAATCAACAACAAGCTGTTCAACAAGAACAACCTATCAATCCAGATCCGAAAGCTCAAAATTGGGCACAAAAAAACTCGTGGTTTGGACAAGATGAGGCAATGACATACACAGCCTTTGGATTACACAAGAAACTTGTGGAAGAAGAAGGATATGATGCTCAAAGTGACGAATATTATACGGAAATTGATAAAAGAATAAGACTTGAGTTTCCGCATAAATTTGCTACAACTGCATCACAAACGATAACTGCAAAACCAATTCAAAATGTAGCTTCGGCTAATAGAAGTGGAAAAAACAGTAATCGCAAAACTGTGAGACTCACGCCTTCTCAAGTAGCTATTGCTAAAAAATTAGGTGTGCCACTTGAAGAATATGCGAAACATATAATCACGAAGGAGTAAATGCATATGGAAAAAAATAAAACAATTAAGACCCCTCGTGCGAGCCAAACTAGATCTACTGAAAAGAGACCTACAACTTGGACTCCACCGTCATCTTTAGATGCCCCGCCGGCACCAGATGGCTTTAGACATAGATGGATTCGTACTGAAGTTTTAGGCTTCGACGATACCAAAAATATGACTGGTAAAATTAGGTCAGGATGGGAGCTCGTAAGAGCCGATGAGTATCCTGGATCTATTTACCCTGAAGTCAAGGATGGTAAGTATGCGGGAGTAATCGGAGTTGGTGGCCTTGTGTTGGCAAGGATACCGGAAGAGGTTGCAAAATCTCGTGAAGCTTATTTTAGAAAACAAATTGAAGCTCGCGAAGAAGCAATTGAAAACGACCTTTATAAGGATCAACATCCAAGTATGCCTATCAATAATGAGAGGCAGACTCGTGTAACTTTTGGTGGTACGAACAAAAAGTAATTTTTTGGCAATACCAACAAGGTAATAAAAACTTAAACAAGGAGAAAACAAATGGCTAATAGAAGCTCAGTAGGCTTCGGTCTAAGACCGATTGGTAAAGTTGGTCAGAATAGAGATAACCAAGGTTTAAGTGAATATAGTGTGGCGTCTAATCCAACTATTATATATTTCAATGATGCTGTGAAAGCAGTAAACACTGGAACTATAGCAGTTGCGACAGCTACAGACACATTATTAGGTTCACTTAACGGATCTTTCTATACTGATCCAACGACTCAAAAACCAACATGGAGGAATTATGTTCCTGCGGTTGTAGCAAGTGATATTGTTGCATTCGTAAGTGACGATCCTTATGAAAGATTTGAGATCAGATCTAATAACACAGGCGCTTCGGCTCAAACAGATGTATTCTTAAATGCGAATATAACTTATTTGGCTGGAGATTCAGCAAACTACGTATCTAGAACTAGATTGAATGATGCAACGTTGCAAACAACGAACACTCTTCAATTACAGATACTTGGTTCTACAAAAGATACTGGTGATAATCTAATTACTCAATCACACGTTGTGTGGGTAGCTAGAATTAATAAACATCAGTTAACAACTACAACAGGAGTATAAGAATATGGCTATATCAAGAGGACA